TTAGAATTGATTCTTCAAGATACTTTTGTGTGTCACGCAGAGCCGCATCCTGATCAACTAATTCATCGTTACAATAAATTTCAAAGACTGTAGGTTTGATACCCCGCCGTATCATATAATTTTTACGACCTATCTTAAAATCAATCTCAACAAGCAAATCTTTACCATTAATAGAGTTTACAAGTTGCGGCTTATTAATATTTCTGAAAGGTTTGTTAAACAGTGCAAAGCAAAGTGCATCAAGAAATGTAGACTTACCCGCACCATTTTCACCTATAACAAGTGTGCTTGGCGACCTTGTAAATTCTATTTCAGTGAAAGCATTACCCGTGGAAAGAAAATTTTTCCAACGTAATTTTTCAAAGTGAATCATTCAATATTTTGTGCTTCAACATATAGTGTTTGTAGCACACCCTTTAATCTATTTGTATCTAGATCTGTTGTAACATTGTCAACATATTCATTCAACAATGTCATCGTGTCCTCTAGATTTATATTGTCATCACCGATAGCCTCATCTTCAAATTCAGAAAAGTCCTCGATAATTTTTAGCTCATTAAGATTAGAACTATACAACTTATCAACAAATTTGTCAAATAGTGAGAAGTCCGTTTTGTTAACAACAACTACCTTCACACAACATCCCGAAAGATTATTAAAAATATCAGAATTGACAATTGCTCTAAAAGAGTCTGATGTGTCATCATAATGGAATTTGTGAAAGATGTTAAATGGGTTTTGGATGAATTCCAATTCATCTGTTTCTGTATCATAGATATGAAATCCTCTAGGGTCATCAAAATCGCTCCAAGTAATTTCGTAAGGGTTGCCAAGATAAGTAATGTTGCCGCGGCTACTCCTATGATGGAAGTGACCAGAACAAACGAGATCAAACTTCTGAAAAATACTAGGGTCCATACCATGGTCATTTGCATGACCTTTATACATTTGAAAACCAGCAAGTTCATAGTGTCCAAAACATACTGTAGCATCTGTCTCATTTATAGCATCCATTGTTTGTTGATAATTGTCAGAACAAATCCAAGGCGTGAAAAGAATCTTTTTAGGCTTTAGTGCATTACCAAAAGTCAGTTCAGTTACCTCGGGATACACTGTAATATTATCATAGTCTGTTAGCAACAGCTCAGGTGAATTTACCTCGTTTGTATTCTTGTAATATGTATCATGATTGCCTGGAATCATGTGCATATCAATATCCAACTTTTCAGTAGCATCAAAGAAATATCTTTTACATTTTTTCAATGTATGAAAGTTGATATACTTACGGCGGTCAAAAATATCACCAAGGTGAATAACAGTTTTAATTTGTCGTTTTTCCAGTTCAGGGAAAAAACAATTATCATAAAACTTTTCAAAGAAGGAGTCGAAGGGTAACGAATCCGACCTAGCACCAAAGTGTGTGTCAGTAATAAGTGCAATCTTCATTAGTATTTAATATTCTTTTCTTTTAGGAAATCAGTAACCCATTTGGCAATATATCTGGCTGTTCCATTAGTTGGACCAAGCACCCAATTATTTCCTGCGCTAAATTGTCTGGCGTGACTTTTAAAGTATTCTTCCAGTTGATCTATAAATTCTTCATCAGTCATATTTCTAGAATCTCCATCTCATAAATGCCTGAGTTTGCGCCATGCTCTCGACACTCAGCAGATACACAACGACATCTACCATCAGTCATTTTGTTAATTAAATCATCTGCAAAATAAAAAGCTTGTTCAGCAAACATTTCACACCCGACACCATTCATAATACGAACATCCGCAAGACCTTTATCTTGCAACTCCATAAGTTCTTTAATCTTTGGATCGTCTTTATCAACTGCAAGTGTGTGGTCAAATTGTTTTTCCAACCATTCCTTTAGTTGCTTCAGCCCGCCAAAGTCTACAACCCAATTCTTATCATCTAGAGTTCGGGCGGCAAACTTAAAACTAAATGCAAGTGAATATCCATGAATCAAACTACAGTGAGAATGTGTAGCCAATGGCTGTCTAAATGCACATGAAAGTCCACGATCATGCCCATATGTTTTAGTGCTGTAATACATCAATCAATCCTTTAGCCGAGAAGTATTCCTTTTCAAGAAACTTTCTGTTATTATGTATAGTCGAAGTCATATGATTTGTGTGAAAATCATCCATTAAATTACGAATACGGCTAATTAATTCATTCTTATATTTTGTATAACCATTCATGTTCCGTGTCCATTTACTATCATATTTAAATTCATCGTGATACATTTCTTTGTATGATAATCTATCTGGAACCATTGGAATAGCACCTGCACACAATGCCTCATAACATCCTATGCCAAGTGTCTCTTGTAAGTTTGCTGAAAATACCATTTTAGATTCACCCAACAACTTATGATAGTCTTGTTTTTTCAAATCCATCTGCTGGCAAAAAATAAACTCATACTCAGGAAGTTCTTGTGCCAAGTCCTCAAAAATATCTGGTTGTTTCTCAGGTGCAATCCTATGCGGGAACAAAATTTTATTTTGTTTCTTTGTGCCTAATGTATCACGTTCAATTTCATGTTTGAGATACTCCATTGGCCAACCTGTTCTGAATGACTTTGCCTTAGAACCGAATGCTTGCTTAAACATTTCTACATGAAAGTCTGACGCAAACCAGTTGTAATTAAAACAATGATAAAAACTTCTTTCAGCATTACGAACCCAATCAACATCACCAATTAGTCTACCTAAGAAGTCCTGTGGGTCATAACTACCGGCATGCCACATGCCATGTGTAATAACCTTTACGCCCAATAGTTCTGACATATATTTAAGATTGATAATACCTGGATGCCAAGCATCTGCAAAAACAAAGTGGTCACCCTCTTTTATCTTATTGTCAGTAAACAATTCAGCAATCTTTTTTACTTGTTCTGCTTTGTAAATGTTTGTGCCTGAGAAGTTTAGAAATGCACCTGGTGTCGTGCAAGCCGCAATGTCTGCTGGACCTTCAATAATAGTAACATCGAGATTGTTATCACTTAACAGTGCAGGAAATTCTGTTTTCCATTGTGCTGTATAACGTGTTTCCACATATTCTAAATCAATCAAATAAATCATTTTTTACAATACCACCATTTTCATCATCTTCATAAACTTCAACTTGAACACCCCTGTCAGGATATTCCTTTTCAATATAGTCCATAAGATCTTCACAAATCATTTCACAAGATTTATAATCTAGTTGTAATGTTTTTTCATCATAAAGACTTTCGAGTTCACGTTTAAATAAAATAAACTCCACATCTCTATCATCATGGAATACGCCTAGTGTAACATAAAAATGAAAAATGTGTCTATGTGGATATTGTAAAAACTCTACACCAGGCAAATCTTTTGCGCCAGGATATTTGTGTATGCCTTCCTTCTGAAAGGAAACTTTAATATAAGACTTTCTCATGCAAACAATCCTTCAAGTGATGGTGGTTCGGAACTTCTTACAGCCGCCGATTTCATACTACCTCCAAGATACTGGTCATCCTGCCAGCGCATAAAATCCTCAACTGTCTTTACACTATACAAGTTTCTGTATTGATGTTCAAGTTTCATCTTGCCCGTAAAGCGCAAAATTTCTTCTTCACTGTGTAGCATTTGTTCTACACGGGACATAAAATTACGAATGCTTGACAAAACAAATGTATATCTAACTCTCAGCCATTCATCAAATGTGCCGCCTTCATCTTTCCATGCTTGCGAACCCATATTCAAAACTTTATAAAAGTCTTCAAGTGTTGAGCCGATATCAACAGTTTTTGAAATATCCTCATAAAAAATTCTATATCTATCATCAAAGTTTCTGTCATATTTTATTGTTGCCTCATTCATAAAATATAAGCCTGTTTCAGCCGCACGACTATGTGTTGTGCTATCATATGAGATTTCAATGTGGTCATACAACCCATTCTGACAAAAGATAAGATAAGGCAAAAGTCTGCGAACAGAACCAACACCTAGAATATGCAAATGTAATTTGTTTTGTTTGTTGCGCCAAGGAATCTGACTAGCAATAAAGGCACGTTTTACATCTTCAAGTGGACCAGTGCCTAGTGCCGCGGCTCCCATTGCAACCCCACCAATGCGTTCGCGGTCAGTCACAGGAACCTCAGAATACAATCTGTCAGCCCAGGTCATATAAGTGTCATAACAGTTTCCTTGCAAAATTGCAAATGGCGCACACTTGCTATCATGGTCCTCAAAAATTTCTAATTGTCGTTTTACATTTTGACCAGTCTTCTTAGCCATTTCTTCATAGTTATCAATATCAAAAATCCTTGCACCTACATCATTCCTATCAGATTTTCCTGATGTAAGTTTTACAGGAATCTCGTCAAAACACATACCGACATCAGCAGACTTTGCCTGATTCTCATAAATCTTTTCCTTCAGTTCTTCAGTAATTGTTTTACCGAGAGTAACAATTTGCAAGCCTCCAGAGTCAGCATGAATATTCTTGATACTACCTGCGTAAGGTTGGAATCGTTTACCAAAACTAGATTCCTGATAGGCAT